CGACATCAACCAACAGCCTTCCACGGCTGTGCGTGTTCCTATCCCACGGGATGCGACAGCGCACATGACTCGCTGGGAACCAGGTAATCTGCCAAAAGGCGGCTACCGTTCTACTTTTGATTTCTCTGGCACAGCAGAGTACGACACCAAACATAGCCCAACTTCTGGCGGTGGCTGCAAGGTCTGCTGATGGCTGCGAACATTCCTTTCCAGGCGCAGGGCAAGACGTACAAAGCTAACGTCACCACCGCCAGCCAGACGTTGACACTAACGGCTGACAGCCCTTGCAATCAGATTTGCGTGGCTAATCACCAGCCTACTGGCTCTGGTGGACAGCCTGTGTACTTTGTTCTAAGTGCTAACTCCAGCGTGACTTGCACTGTGCCTGCTAACGCCAGCCCACAATACGCTTTGGTGTCTGTGCCTGGTACTGTCAAGGTGTACACCGTGCCCTACCAAATTAGCTCCACTCCCATCTACGTTGCGTTTATCGGAGAAGCTGCCTCTGAGTGTTACTTCACCCCTGGCGAGGGCTTGTAGAAATGGATGAAGCAGGCAAACATATTCCTGCTGGTGTTTGTGGGTGGCATCCTGTGGGGTGCTACCTCTAAGAAGGAATGCAGCGTATCTGATTTTGCCAACATAGCGTACAGCACACACGACCCGAAAGAGCGCCATGAAAGACTTATTGATTGGTTGGATGAATCAGGTTCAGTCTGCACTAAAGAGCAGTTGGCTACGATTTACAACAATCTGGCGCAAGCAGTAGGCACTGCCGACACTATTGCTATCAGGACAAAGATAGAGAAGCTGTACGAAAAGGCAAAGTAATGGAACCAAAAGACAGGCTTATTTACATGGTCACGTTGATGGTGACCGCTACCCTTTGTGCTGTGGTCATTGCCCTTATAGGCGCACTCATACACGGTTTGTTTGTCAAAGAAGTAGACAACACCAAGATTTTTGAAGTTATTGGCCCTGCCTTCCAGACCATCATTGGTGGCTTGATAGGTTGGCTCTCCGGCCTCAAAGTAGGCTCACACATGGATGAGGTAACAGATGGAGTGGCTTAAAACTATTGCTCCCACAATTGCCACGGCGTTGGGCGGGCCATTGGCTGGCATGGCTGTATCTGCTGTCGCCAAGGCTATCGGTTGTGAGCCTGATGAAGTGCAGGGAATCATCAGCAGCAACAAGCTGACCGCCGAACAGGTGGCATCTATTCAGCTTGCTGAGTTGGAGTTGAAGAAACAGGCTCAGTCGATGGGATTGGATTTTGCCAAGCTCACTGTGGAAGACAGGAAATCTGCCCGTGATATGCAGATTGCAACCAAATCCATGCTTGTGCCCTCGCTGGCAATCCTTATTGTCAGTGCGTTCATTGGTGTGGTGATAGCAACGCTGGGCGGTTTTGCCGTTGTAGATTCCGTATTGGCTGGCACTTTGATTGGCTACCTATCTGCAAAGGCCGAACAGGTGGTCAACTTCTACTTTGGTTCGTCTGCGGGAAGTAAAGAAAAAACGGAACTGCTTGCGAGAGCAGAGCCAACAAAGTGATATGGGTTCCTGTCATGTATCTGTGCGTATTGGAGCAGTGCGAGTGGTTGCAGCAACAGACGTTCTACACTGACAAGGAACAATGCAAGAAGGTTTTGACAAGCAAGATAGACTGGTACAGAGACAACACCCATGTCAGAGTAGAAGGCATCTGTGTTGATGTGTTTGTGACTTTGAAAGACCCCAACAAGGCAGTGAAGAATGATAAATTCCCGCAACCTGGATGACCTAGCGCCACCCGCCAAGCAGCGGGCACTGGCCTTTATTGCAGCCGCCAGTGCCAAAGGTATCGACTTGCTGGTGACCTCTACCTACCGCGACAGCGAGAGCCAAGACGCTCTCTACGCACAAGGACGCACAACCCCTGGGAACATCGTCACCAGAGCCAAAGCAGGACAGTCTTGGCATAACTGGCGCTGCGCCTTGGATGTCGTGCCGCTGGTCAACGGCAAGGCCATCTGGGATGACCAGGCTATCTGGAAGCAAGTCGGCGAGATAGGCAAGTCCTGCGGCCTAGAGTGGGCTGGTGATTGGAAGACATTCAAAGAGTACCCGCACTTTCAATACACTGGTGGCCTGACCTTGGCTCAACTACAGCAAGGAGCAAAGATTGCCTAAGAAGAATGTAAAGCTCTCTGTTGGCAGGGGCGAGAAGCAGTCTGTGAAGAAGGGCGGTGGCCTGACAGAGAAGGGCCGAAAGAAGTACAACCGCGCTACTGGCAGCAACCTCAAAGCTCCTCAGAAGTCTGGCCCACGCCACAAGTCTTTTTGTGCCCGCAGCAAAAGCTGGACGGGTGAACGCGGCAAGGCCGCACGTAAACGCTGGGGATGCAGATGAGAACACCAAAAGCAAAGCGCGGGCTGTACTACAACATCAACAAACGCAGGAAGGCTGGCAAACCAGCTAAGAAGCCAGGGCAGAGGGGTTACCCTACAGCCAAGGCTTTCAAGCGTTCTGCCAAGACTGCCAAGCGTTAAGGCGCAGGCAGCAGGCCACCTTCAAACAGGTAGCTGCCAAGATGCCCCAGGCGCACCCACGGTGCTGCCCAGACCTTGTAGCCGTTCTTCCGAGCCACGTAGCAGAAGTGGTAGTCCTCTGACAGCAGCCGCTCTGTCTCCGGCTCAATACTGCAAGCAAAGTATTCCACGATACGGTCTGCACCCATAGTGCCGTTGATGACGGTCACATCGTTGACGTAGCTGGACACCTTGTCTGCCAGACCCTCCAGCACTTCCCGCTTGATAAGCATAAACCCTGTCCCGCCATTCCAGATTTCCACGGGCTTGTTCTCCGGCACGGTCACAGAGCCTGTGTAGTCCACAAGGTTCACAACCAGGCTACCAGTGCGGGTGGCCAGCTTGCCCACTTCCACGCCCTCTTTCACGGCCTTCTCGACCCCGTGCCAGTTGATTTCCTTCTTGGGGTAGATGCCGCAGATGATGTCTACGTCAGCGTGAACCATAGGTGGGATGTGTGCTGGGTCAAATTTGATGTCTGCGTCTATAAACATCAGGTGGGTGCAGGGTGTTTTTAAGAACTGGTGAACCAGCGCATTCCTGCCCCGCTGTATCAGTGACTCATTGAACATGCTGGAGAAGGACATGTCCCACCCGCACTGCTTCATCACATTGGTCATGGCTATAAGGCTGTTGGTGAAGTACCCGCAGCACATCCCGCCATACATAGGTGTAGCCACAAAGATGTGGGGCTTCTTTTCTTCTGTCATAGGTTCTTTCTGTTTATCTATTGCCATTGATTTTTTGGCTTGATAGCCACCGCCCCAATCACCCTGCCGCTTGGCAAGGTCATCGAACGCTTCATCCTCTTCAGTCTTCATATCAGGCTCCATACAACTGCACCAACGGTGACCACAAATAAAAGAAAGAAACCAATTGCAAGGACTGTCTTCACCATGTCGATGAAGAAGTCCCCGCCGCTATCGGTGTCATCGTCGTTCATTGCAACTCGCTCTCTGGCCTCTGCATCCAGGCCACAGCGTCCATAAAGCCCTGCTGATAGGCATCTCTCAGGAGACGTCTAATATCCTCAATACCCACTTCTTTGTCACGCTCGACTTCCTCCAAGTTCTGACTCTCTGTTTTTCTTGCAGTAGAAACTGTTGCCGTGTTTGTAGTTTGGGTTTCTTTGGTCATATTGATAAGTTCCATGAAGTTTTCTGTCTCGAACATTATTTTTTGGCGTGTCCCAGCGTAAATTTTTTAGCCTGTTGTCATCAGCTATTCCGTTGTTGTGACAACATTGCATTCCTTCTGGCCTAGGGCCAACAAAGGCCTCAAGAACGAGCACATGCACAAAAGCCAAACGATGGGATAGCCTGACTAGGTGATAGCCGTCTTTGTCTTTGATGAGCTTCAAAAACCGTTCCGGTAAATTTCTTTCGCCATATCGCTTGTCAGGAACAACGTGCGGCTTTCTCCGCACAATGCCAAGCTCAGAAACTTCATAGTTCGGTTCGTTATAGACATCAGCATATTTCATTGGGTTCTCCTAAGATAAATCAACAACACGCATAACATATTTCCCTTTCGAGTTTTTTCGGTGTCCATGCACTTCAATCCTTATTCCAGCATCCCGCACAAGAGAAAGAGTCTCAGAGTCCATAATCTTTTTTATGCGGTCGCTGACAGCAGAGGCAGTCACTTGCACTGCCAAGACTTCTCCTTTGCGAATAGCAAGCAAGTCCGCCCAGCCCCACAAGTCTTTCCGCTGCTTGGTGAAGCTGTTCCACTTTTCTACAATTTCAACGTGGTAGCCTAATTCACGCAAGTGAGCCAAGCTACGTTGTGTGGGTGATATTTTTGACATAAAGGTGGGGTACTCGCTGCACTGGTGTTACGTATGGACGAGATACACACCGCCAGCATCCGCTTTCCCCCGTTCTAACTAGAAAGGTAAATCACTGTCGTCTTCCTGCCCCCTGCGGGGCGGGGCACGGCGGTAGGCAGGGGTGACCTCTACAGGCGCGTCCTGTTCCAGCTTCTTACGCTTGAGCCAGTTGTCCTCTTTGATAGACAGCAGGGTGTCACCCCGTGCGGTGTCTTTCAGCCACATAGCCATCTTCAGCTTCTCGCCAGCCTTGTAGTCCATCTCTAGGACTAGAAAGCCTTTGTAGTCCGGCCCTTTGTCTGACTTCTTCTCTGTCTCCCAGTAGGCTACGCCAGAGCCTGGCATCTCGCGGTGGGGGTTACTGCTACTCATAGTGTCTTCTCCAAAGGTAAAACGTAATCCAACATGTCCAGATTGCAAGCCTTGAGGCCATCCAGCTTCGCAGCTTTCTGCAAAGTATCCATCTTGACGCTGTTCATTATTCGGTCTGCCATGTCGTTGTAGGCATCCAGCCATTCCTGCTCTGTGTGGAACGCTGCGTAGGGTTCATCGTTGCCAGGAACGTAGAGCTTAAAAGCCCCGTCCTGCACAGTCTTTATCTCCTCTACAACCGCAGCCACTTCCTCCACCATGCCCATGTCTTTAGGTTTAGGGATTTCCTCTAGCTCTTCTGCGGTGTAGGTTCCCACCACACAGCCTGGGTACACAGTGCGGATACCTTCTGAGATACAGCGGGCACGTAGCATGGCGCGGGGATAGTTCTTCCAGTTGTCTTTCCCCGTGAGGCCAATGCTCTTTGCTTGGGCAAACGTCCACGTGAGTTTCAGAGAGCCGCCCTGCGGGTGTGAGAACGTCCCTGTGACCTCTGCGTCTGTGTAGACATCCCACTGCACCTTGCCCCCAGCATTCTGAAAACGGGCAAGCATGGCATCTGCTTTCAAGGTTGGGCGGCCCTGTATGACATGGTAATCACGGGCAGCGATAGCAGGGTGCATACCCTCTGCCTGTGCTATCAGCATGAGGGCGAAAGCCTCCTCTGTGGTCTTCATGCCAAACATCTTGGACTTAGCGATAGCCCCTGCCATCTTCTCTATATCTGCCACTGGCACTAATGCGGTGCTCATAAGAACTTCTCCATAAGGGTTAAGGTTGTGTCAATGACACTGCTGATTGCCATGACGTACACGGCGAGGTCAACGCTGCTCATGCTTTTGCTCCAACTTTGCTTTCACATATCCTGCTGTTATGCAAGCCTGTATGAATTGCCCCATGCGGCTATAACGGTGATATGGTTCATCAGGGTCTACTCTGTTGAAGTGCCTGTTAAACAGTCGCATGGCCTGTATGTGAATGCGGTCATGGTCTTTGTATTTCACAAGGTGGTTGTGATAAGCAATGTGCAAATCTCCAATAATGTTCCTGTGGTACTCTTCATCTACCGCTTTAAAAACATTGCTCATGCTTTCACTCCCCGTGGCTTGCGGCCTGGTTTAGCGCGGGGTGACCCGTCCTTCTTAGCCCCGTGCGGGTGCGTGAGACTGTCCACACGCTTGCCAAGCATGTCTATCCTCTCCTTTTGGAAGTCCTGCATCCCCTTCAACTCATGTAGCTTGCGGTTGATGATGGATAACTCATCTCTGAGCTTGTCTTTCTCATCTTGAAAAAATAACATGGTGAACCTCACTTCAAAAGAAAACGGCGTGAGCCTGGGGAGCTGACTGTGAACTGGCGGTAAACGTCCGGCATAGCAGTAGCAAACAGCTTGCTGTCGAACTTCATGCTGGGTTTGGCAGACTTCCAAGTAGCCAACACCCGCCCGTCTACTGTGACCAGCGTGTCGCTGTCTGCTAGGTATCCTTGCAGCATGGTCGCCAGTTGGTCTTCCTGCGCCTCCAGAGCCTTTATTTGGGCCTTGACTTGGCTCAGTACCGCCGCAGCCTGTTCTACGCTCTGTGAGGCTGTTTTCAACCCCTCTTGGCTTGCTGGGTAGAGTGCCCTAGCTTGGTCGGTAGTCTCCGGCGGGAGGGCTGTTCCTGCCTGTACATGTGCCCACAGCTTTGCCATCTCCTGCACGTGGGCCTCTTTCATCTCCTCAGTGATGGTCGCAGGAATGAGTACAAACTCCTGACCACCGAACAGGACTGCCAAGTAAATCTTCTCCACCCCGAAAACAGTGGCTTCGTGGACAAGTTGAGCCACGTCCGCAGGAGGCATAAGTCCAGCCTCAACGTCAAACTTGTTGCGCGTTGCCGCGTTGTAATTTTTAGCCTCGACAAGAAAACCTTGACCATTTGCATCCCTTCCAGCGAAATCAAAGTGAGAGCGCATCCAATGCTCATGCGGGTGCGTGTATGCGTCCTCTATCTTGGTCAGCTCCACGCCTAGAGCCTTCTGTGCCAGTTGCCCTATCACGGGTTCCATGACATGGCCCATCTGCACGGCTTCCACGTTGGACAGGTCTGGGCGTTCCATGCGGCCCTGCTTGACCAGGATGGCCTCATTAGCCCTGCCTTGGGCAGCTAGGCGGCTGTCGCCTGACCACCAGGCGCTATTGCGGGTTTCTGGACTGAAATCAGACATGGGACACCGCCTTTTCTACAAAAAAAATGGCTTGATTAGTACAGCCTTTTCCGTCCATGCGCTTGACATTTGCAAAAGGGAGACTGTCTTCGGGGAGAGGGTTGCCAGTGACCATAGAGATTGGTCTTACTTCAGCGCAGCGGCCTAGTTCTGGCTTGTTGGGAGCGCCTTCGCTGAGTAGGAAGTGCTTGCAGTTGATGCAGAATTTCATGGTGAAAACTTTCATTAAGGTTAGCGGGGAACATCCCGCGAGAGAATTATAGCATTACTTGGTTAGGCGTGCGGGGCCTTCTTACTGCTGGGTCTTCCTTTCGTTTGTTAAGTGCTTCCCTCCAGTATGCTTTCTGGAGTTTGGATAGCGGTATCCCTGCTGCTTCCTTATCTTGTAGGCGGTACGCCCACTCCTTGTCGCCTTGATGTTGCATACGATGCTCCTAAGTGTTCAGACAATACAAGGGCCACATTAGACGATGATGATAGGTAAGCCCCTATCGCCTAGGTCTAATTCACCCCTGCGGGGTGTCCAGCATGGGGTTTGACCCTTATGCTGTTCTGCTGCTTTATTTATCACGGCGGGTTGCAGTCCCGTTCTGTTACCTATGTCAAGCCTAGTTCCGTGTTTATCGCTTGGGGCAGAACCCTCGCGGAGCCGTTCCCCTTGGGTCAAGCTCAGTCCGCTTTCCTTCCGCGCAGCCACGTCCCTGGCCCTTACTATCGTGCGGAGTACGGATGTGTAGCGGAAAACAAAAAAGCCACTTGCAACTGCCCCCGGTAACGGTTCCCACGCATTAACGGGGACAGGGGCATGTGCAAATGGCTTCATCTTGTTGACCGTTACGACAACGGGGAAAAGTGTATCACACTATTCTGGGATGTTGTCAATGACAATTTTTCGGTAGGTGTCCAGCGTTTTCCCCCTACTGAAACCCGTCACCAGCCCTGTGCTTTTGTTCTTCCTCCAAATAGTGCTACTGGTCTTTCCTACCGCTGGCTCCAGCGCAAGAGTGGTGAACAACTCAGGGGCTAATTGCTTGCGCCACACGTTGATTTTCCGCATACGTCTAACCCCTCCGTCCACAATGTTTACGCACTCATAACCCAAAGACTTCCAAAACTTGTTAGCGTCTAGGTCAAACCCGCATCGCAGGGAAATTGATGTTGCCTTCCCTTCGTTGGCGTATTCTTCCATTGCAGACACTAACGCAGCCCCATACTGGCGCAGCCTCGCATCGTATTGGATGCAGACTTGATGGCACTTAACATGGTCACCCTGTGCGCCCATGTAGATGTACCCGCAAGGCTCCCCGTTAAGCAGCCCAAGAAAGAGCCGCCCTTTGTCCAGCTCTCGCTCGAATACTTGCGTGGGGTAAAAGGACAAGGCTTCGGCGTTTAGCTTCTGCAACTTGTCCACATAGGACAGAAAATCAG